ATGTTATTAAATACCTCACTTAACATTAAGGGCGAACCAATAGTTAATGACCGCACAGATGCAGACAGATTTGAAAGTAAATACGGCGTAAAGGTATTTTCATGAGTTATAGAATATTAATTATGGGTTTACCGGGTGCAGGTAAAACTACACTGGCTCTTAATGTACTAAATTACTTTAGTCCCGATGTTCTTTGGCTTAATGCAGACGAAATTAGAAGAAAATTTGATGATTGGGATTTCAGTTATAAAGGAAGAATTCGTCAGAGTACACGTATGCGAGAAATTGCAGATGTATCTAACAGAGATTACATTATTGCAGACTTTGTGTGTCCGTTGCAAGAGATGCGTGACATTTATGATCCGCATTTTTTGATCTGGGTAGACACTATTGCAGAAGGAAGATTTGAAGATACTAACCGAGCGTTTGTTTCACCCGAGCGATATGATGTTAGAGTAACTGAACAAGATGCTGGAAAATGGGCAAGGATTATATATGAACAAATATCACATAAGATTCAATCACGAACATAACAGTAGTGGTCGGGTATGGCGAGTGTTTGAAAATGGAATAGAATATTTTGCTGAACATATTGATATTCAAGTTCCTTTGCGTGACGAAATAACATTAGAAAATGGTGTAGAAAAATGGAACGTTACCTGTCAGGGTTATCTTAAATTTGAAAATGGTACGGCAATCATCACTGACACACCAATATTTGATTGGCGTAAGCCCACTGTACAAATGCTAGGACGTTGGCAACCGTGGCATGCAGGCCATCGAGCATTATTTGACCGAGCCATTAAAAAGACAGGACAAGTGTGTATTATGATCCGTGATTGTCAAGGATGGAATCATAGCAATCCATTTGATATTGAGCAGGTAAAGAAATATATTCGAGCTGACCTCGATCCGCAATATAAAGGACAGTACGAAATAATTGTTGTGCCTAATATAGTTAATATTACATACGGACGGGATGTTGGGTACATTATAGAACAAGAAACATTTGATGATACAACACAGGCAATTTCTGCAAGTGAAATTCGTAAACAAATGGGGGTTGAATGAAAGACAAATTCAAACAGGCATACATGCAAACTGCACATACCTTTGCTAAGTTAAGTACCGCTCAAAGATTAAAGGTGGGTGCAATCGTTGTTAAGAACGATAGAATAATAAGCATTGGTTATAACGGAATGCCATCAGGTTGGTCAAATGTATGTGAAGATATTACAGAAGAAGGTGAGCTGAAAACCAAGCCGGAAGTTTTGCATGCAGAATCCAATGCTATTGCAAAGTTAGCTAGGTCAAATGAATCAGGTGAAGACTCGTCGTTGTTTATTACACATAGTCCTTGTTTAGACTGTGCAAAACTAATATATCAGTCGGGTGTAAAAGAAGTATACTATCAAAACGAATATAGAGACAATACAGGGCTTAAATTTTTATCTAAGTCTGGTGTGAAAGTTGAAAAATTGCTGTATCAAGATTAGTCACTAGTTCTCCCCATACATCCTTAATAAATTCTTGGCTATAAAATCTATTATAATTATGTTCAAGAATCTCTTCCATTTCTTTAAGTAAAGATTCTAATTCTTCATAGGAATAACCGCAAATCTTTTCTATAATCCTGCTAATCATTTCTAAACGTTCAATTGGATCTTGGCAACTGTCGTAACTTTCGTCCCACCATTTATCAAATGTTTTAAACCCATAACTTTTAAAATATGCTAAATTATTTGCGCAACCTACTAAAATAAACGGTTGCTTTAAAACAATTGGTTTAAAAATTTTTTCTGTTAAATGTAGTTTATCTTCCCAAAAGCAAGTTTCTGTAACTATATGTACAAAACTTTCAATTGATTCTTTTATAGGGCCAATTGTAAAACTATCATTTTCTATAAAATTTTTTTTAGGTGTATCTATTCTTAGATCTTCTTGCAAGTTTTTTAAAACATTGTAACAATCGTTTATAAATGAAGTAGAAAGTTGATATTTCTTTTTTGCTTCAATTAAATTTAATTTTAGTTCACCATGTATAGGACAGGTTTGACTGTAACTTATATGTCCTTCTTTATGCAAATTCTTTTGAATAAGTTTTGCTACCAGAAAGGATCTATAGACTCTGGAATTTCCTGTTATTCTGTTAAAGCAAATAAACTTTTTCTTAAGTTTTCTAGTTTGAACGGAAGTTATATCTGCGCAATAATGATACCCTCTATACCAATCTGCTGCTGCCAAAGCGTGGTAAAAGTAATAACAATCAACAAAGTTAAATTCTTCTAAAAGTTTATTTTTTTCTTTGCTATTTTTTTCGGTGTTTAGTAAAATTATAGTAATCTTTCTATTTTCTTTTTTGTATCTATCTGCCTTATATAAATTACTAATATATACATTTGAGCCATAGTGTTCCAAAAATGCATAATTAGATGTTGTCAACCCAACAACTGATTTCATTTTAATGTTTTTTTCAATAGAATTAAAAACTTCTTTGGAATAATTGTAAATTAAAGGTTCTTGATCGTAACAAAAAATGAATAATGGCTTATCGTGGATACTATTGTTTTCCAACAAGTTAGAATTCATTAAATAAGAATTAGTATTTCTATTATTTTCATCAGTTAATAATTTGCCGTTTAGAAATTCAATATCATCAATGCTAGTTGATCCAAATGGAAAAAAATAACCTAATGATATCGTATTACCTTTTATCTTAGCTAGGGCTAAAACATTTTCATAATGACTGTGGATATTATACATGTTTGATGTTTTTTACTCGGGAAATAAACCAAATATTTTTGCTTTTGAAAAACCAGCAGCCAATTTAGAAGACGCTGCAATGAAAAGTAGAACTAAGTTTTACTGGTTTATTTATGGGTCAAATGATTACAGCAATTTTGATTTTAATTGGCGTCCTGCACCTTGGGAAGAAAGCCATATACATTGTTTTGGTACCCAATGGCAACGTACAGGTGGGGCTTATTTTGCAAACAAAGATACAATAAAAAATAAAGAATGGCATTTTAGAACAGAACAAAAAGTCACACGCAGTGTTGAGAAATCGCATTGGATAATACCTACAAATATAAACGATGATGATTTTGATTATAGTTGGCATCCTGATGAACTAGAACCAGACTACGAATATCATTTTCCTACCCAATGGCAACGACAAGGTGGACCAATCTACCAGGGTACTGCAGGCGTAAAATTTGTTGCAAGTCAAAAGGTAAAAACTGGATCTACTCAAATATTTTACATGGATTTCTTAAATGAATCTAGCAGTTCTCAATTTGATACACTAAAAAAGAGATATCCAGATATAAAAAATACACGCTACGTTAATGATCATTTAACTGTTTTTAAAAGGATTATAAATTTAGCTACAACAGAATTTGTATGGATAGCAAGTAGTATATGCGATTATACAAACTTTGATTTTACTTGGCATCCTCCAGCAGAACGTAGAGAAATGATTCATGTGTTTCCTTCTATTATTAGAGAGTTTGGAAGTATGCAACAAAAAAGAGGAGACACATTTTACATACATGTTCCTTCGTTTCAACAACAGCTTTATGAATTAGAATTATTAGATTGGTTCCAAGTTATTAACTATACAGATGAGCAGGTTGTTCCATGGTTTCCTTTGCCAACAGTAGAATACACTAGTGATAGTTTGGTTGATGTTATTCGGCAACACCATTTCAATCATCCATATAGTCTTTTTAGAAATTTTGATCAGTCTTTTGATTTAAAGCCTCCTTGTTTGTGGCATCTTAAAGACAGAGAGTTAATTTCAATTAATTACACAAATAGTATATCATTAGTTCCAAGAGAAGCTAAAAGTTATGCGGCAGACCAAGTATATGATTATCCTTATATAATTAAGTCAAAAACAAAAAAAGATACAAGACAGGATATTATTTTTATTAGCTATGATGAACCGCAAGCTGACGAAAATTGGCAATTACTGAAAACAAAACATGATCGCGTTAAAAGATTACACGGTGTTCAAGGCATGCACAACGCACTAGTTGCAGCAGCCGAGTCAAGTAATACACCTTGGTATTATGCAGTGTTTGCAAAAACTAAAGTAGCCGACGACTTTAATTTTGATTTTCATCCTGATTACTTTCAAGTTCCTAAACACTATATTTTTCATGCTCGTAATGTTTTAAACAATCTAGAGTACGGTCATATGGGAATAGTTTTGTATAACTGTAATCTTGTTAAGAATCAAAAAGAATTTGGAATAGATTATACAATGAGTGCACCTCATGCAGTAATACCTGAATTAAGTGCTTTAGCAGTATTTAACAGTAATCCATATCATACCTGGAGAACTGCATTTAGAGAATGTTCAAAATTATCTCAGTTTATTCAAGAACAAGAAAACATAGAAAACCAGTACAGACTTGATACGTGGCTTGAAGTTGCCAATGGAGAACACGCTGAATGGTGCATACGCGGCGCTAGAGATGGATATCTTTTCTACCACGCAAATAAAACAATGCCTACTATTTTAAAACAGGCATTTGATTGGACTTGGTTACAGCAATATTTTGAATCGTTATACAACGATATTAATCGGCCTAATTTAAATGCGTTTGAACAGCGTCAAGACTCTTGGCCACACGTAAAGCATTATTAATGTCTGTGAGTGGTTGTTTTCTTGAGGCTACACATTCAATAAAATGACCTAGTTCAAGTTGTAATGGAGAAACTGACAAATCTGGATTGTGCGTTTCGCACAAAGCAGACAAGTTAGTTAATCTTCTTTCATTTACTTGACCAAGTAAAATTTCAACAGTGTTTTTGGTATCGTCCCAAATGATACTGCCTTTGGAACCAATTATAATTAATTTTCTTACACGTTCTGGCCAATACCACGAACCAGTCACACTAATAGTTATATTGCCACTTTGTGCATCAAAACTAACATAGTCGGGGACAACATTATTGGTAAAGTTTTTTTGTGTAGCACTAGTAACTTGAAAATCGCCTACTAATTCATGCAAAATACTAACATCATGAGGCAATAAACTAAGCAAAGGAGTGGTTTTTGTTTGATAAATGCCCCAGTTTAATCTCTCGCTGCGTATGTGCTGGATAGTGCCTATAGATTGTAATTGTTCTTTAATGTATTGCATTGCTGGATGATACAAAAAAATATGCCCAACCATTATAATTTGATTTATAGAATATTCTTGTAAATATTCTACCTGTGCAGCATTTTCGGCCAATGGTTTTTCTACATAACAATCAAAACCTCGTTCTAATAATTTTTCTACAGTACTGAAATGATCCCATAGTGGTGTTGCAATTATAGCAGCTCTTACATCAACATCTATGTCATCAATACTTTGTCCATTTTTTGTATCAATAACTTGTATTTTACTGACGGTATCAATTGATTGTAAAGATTCTACGATTTTTGAACCCCAGTATCCAGATCCAATTACAGCTACATTTATCATGTCCATGCCTTGACTAATTCAATAATTTTACTTTGCTGTGTCCATGTTAATGTATGATAACATGGTAAACTAACAATGTTTTTGCAGACTTCTTCGGCTCTAGGACATTTGCCGCGTCCGTATATTTGAAATATCTTTTGTTCTGTTAAACTTTTCATGTAGTGTACATTTACTGTAACACCGTTTTCTTTCATATAATCAATAAACTTGTCTCTGTTTTTTACTTGAATAACATAAACGTAATAACTATGTTTAGCCCAAGGTGCAGTCTTTGGTGTTAGCACGTAGTCTTCTAATTCGCGATTGTACGTTTCACAAATAGAACGTTTCTTGTCTAACCAAGTATTGAGATATGGTAGCTTTGCCTTTACCACTAGAGCTTGAAGGTTATCAATCCTGGCATTAATACCACGTAGATCAAAATCCCATTTAATAATACGCCCGTGATCACGGTGCATCTTTGCACGTTGAATTAAATCCAGTCTACCAGTTAACGCACCAGCATCACCAATTGCTCCTAAATTTTTAACAGGATTAAAACTATGACAAGTAAGATCAACTAGGTTGCCAACTTTGCGCCCTTTATATTCGCCGCCAATACTATGAGCACTATCAGAAATAAGATATAAATTATGTTTTTTAGCTATCTCTTGTAATCTGTCAATATCGGGAGTTTGTCCATACATATCTACAAACAAGATCGCTCGTGTTTTATCTGTAATTGCTGCTTCTATTTTATCTACATCAATTTGATAATACTCATCTATGTCAACAAATACAGGAGTTGCACCTTGCCAATAAACGGCTTCTCCGGTGCTAATAAATGTGTGTGGAGTTGTAATTACCTCATCCCCTGGTCCTATATCACAGGCCATTAATGCACACATTAATGCAGTGGTTCCGCTACCAGTAGCACAAGCAGCTGGTGCGTCAACAAATTTTGCAAATTCTTGTTCAAATTCTTCTACAATAGGACCAGTGATATAACTAGATGTATCTAGAACTCTAGCAATAGCTTGGTCAATTTCTTCCTTAACTTCAAGATATTGAGATTTTAAATCTGTGAATGTAATCATATTTTTTCAGACCAGTAGCTGGATTTTTGAAACCAATCGTAATATCTCTTAAATCCTTCCTCTACGTTTGTAGAAGGACTATAATTAAAATCTTGGACAGCTTGATCTATACACAAGCGTCCTCGTTTAGGAAATGATAAATCTCTATCGTGTAATTCAATTGAACCTCTGCCCGCAATAGCAATAGCAAGTTCGGCTGCATCTTTTAATGTATACTGACGTTCAGCTGATCTAGTAATATTATAAATTTTGTTTGCACTGTTCTTACTAAGTGTTGCCTGAGTAATACCCATAGCAGCATCTTCTACATATGTAAAATCTAAAACTTCGCCAGCACCTTTTACCTTTAATGTTTCACCTCGCATGGCTGTCAACATAAACTTACTAACAACACGATCTTCTACATCGTATTCACCATATACTGCGCTTGGTCTAATGATTACATATTCGAATCCGTATTTTCTTGCGTAATCTTGTACAAGCTTTTCGCCCATGTATTTCATAATACCATATTGACCAATTGGATTACAAATAGCATCTTCAGTAACATCACTTTCAAAATCGCCATAAACCATACTAGAACTAATATAAACAAAACGTTTAATTTTGTAAATTTTAGCTGCCTCTAATAGATTTATTAAGCCAGTACTCATTACTTCACTGGCTAGTACAGGATTTTGTTCTACAACTTTTTGTCTTGGAAAACTTGCTAAATGTATTATTGTGTCACAACTAAATGTGCCAATACGTGCTTGAATATCTTTAGTATCCGTTATGTCGCCAACTAGTGGAGTTGATCTTATTCGTTTAAGTCTTTCTTTAATCAAATAATTAAGTTCGTCCTTAGGGACAAAACCATAATTAGTACGATTATCAACTCCAAAACATTCTACTCCTTGTTGTTCAAGGAAGCGAACGACATTATGGCCTATGAAACCGGCACCGCCTGTAATAAATGCTTTCATTTAAATTTAAGTGTAAAATAAGTCGCTGCTTCGGGAGTTAAGTTCCCTGTTATTGTAACACGATACCCCATTGTATTTGGATCCGGTGTAACATTAAATACAGCTTGTTCTGTAACATTCGCCATTACCCATTGACCATGTTCAGTTTTTTGCCATTCGCTAATAGGAAACCCTGCATACAGATAAGGATCTTCTACATCCGGCATGTAAAATTCGTGTAATATCATACTAAATGTATTTTACTATCAATGGTTTGACTAATTTGTTCTAGTATCTGTAGTTTAACTTGATTATACATCTTTGGCAATTCATTAAAAAAATGATTTTGATTGTGCTCTAATATTGGAAGTAAACTCATATGTACATCATTTAACTTATCCGTCGACCAGGATGCGATTTCAAGAGTTAAATGAAATATTGTTTCGAGTCTGTGATTTTTTGATAATACATCATAATCTTCATCCCAAAAATTATCAAAAGTTTTAAAACCCATGTCCTTTAACAATTTAAGAGAGTTTGGGTTAGAATACAAAATAAAAGGATGTCCAAAAGCTATTGGTTTCCATATTTTTTCTGTAAAATAAGGATAGGGTTGATCGTCATAGGTTTCGAACACTAGCGAACAAAAACTTTCATTGTAATATTTCAATTGTCCAACAGACCAATCGTTGCCATCAAACTGATCGTTAGGTATTGTGTATGGTATCTTTTTATTCAAACTTTTGTAATCAAGATTTTTATGATACCATGTTGCATCTCCAACATCTAAAATTTCATTTGTGATTTCGTCGTACGATTGATATTGCGTTCTTGACAATTCGCCCAAGTAGCTAAAATATGATTTATCAAGTAAGTTAAATTTGTTAAAAAAATAATATAAAGATTGTCTAGCAACCGATGCTCTATTGTTTAGTGAAAGAAAAGTATATTTTATATTTTTTTCTAGCGTTATTTTTTCAAAATGATCTGTATAGTAATTATACAACAACGGCTCATGTATTAATGTAAAAAAATCTTTATATTCATTATAAAGAGACGCTGGATATTCGTGTGTATGTACAATGATGTAATAATTTTTTGCTTTACCATTTTTTAAAAAATAGTTTTTAGTATTACACAGAATTTCTTCGATCCAAATGTATTCATGATATTCTAAGAATAATAACACTATAATCTTGCCAGTGAGATGAGAAAATTGATTTTCAATATCCTCATTTGGATCGTGCGTCTGTACTACATAAACGTTATTATGATTAATTTCAAGATCATCAAGTAATGTAGGATTACTACACATAGAAGATATCATACTGCCATTTTACCTTTAATAACACCATGTGATTGATAATTTTCTAATCTAATATCCTCGGTTGTAAATTGTATGATATCAGTAATCTTGGGGTTGAGCCAAAGAGTTGGAGCAGGTAAAGGTTCACGCTTCAACTGTTCATTTACCTGCTCTACGTGATCCAGATATATATGTGCGTCGCCGAGTACGTGAACAAACTCCCCTACTTGTAAATCGCACACCTGAGCAATCATGTGTGTCAATAATGAGTAGCTTGCAATGTTAAAGGGTACGCCCAAAAACATATCACAAGAACGCTGGTACATCTGACAACTCAGCCGACCATCGGCCACATAAAACTGTGCAAAACAATGACACGGTGGTAAAGCCATGGCTTCTAGTTCGCCCGGGTTCCACGCTGTCAATATGTGTCTTCGTCCGTGTGGGTCTGCTCGTATACCATCAATCAACTTCTGCAGCTGATCAATTTCTTTCACTTCTACATTATTGCCCACACGTCTATAAGTTACACCAAAACTATCTTTGAATGTTCCTTCTTTTTCACGAGGTTTAATTGCACGCCAATGACGCCATTGCACACCATACACTCGTCCTAAGTCACCTTCAAATTTAGCCCGAGGTTTCCAATATGGTGCAAGTGCATTAGGCGTCCAAATAGTAACCGTGCCGTCTCTTGTGCCGTGTGTTATTTCAGCTAGTCTGCGTTCGTCACCTGATCCTTCAATCATCCAAAGCAGCTCACCAACAACACTCTTCCAGGCCAGCTTTTTTGTAGTAACAGCAGGAAAACCTTGACTCAAATCATACCGTTGCTGCATACCAAATCGTGATATGGTGCCCACACCTGTGCGATCATCTTTGCGTGTGCCTGTTTCTAAAACATCACGCAATGCCGTTAAATATTGTTGTTCCATTTATAAAGGTCTAAAAATATCTACATTCTTGTAGATACTAAAGTTTAACATTTTATCTGTACTAGGTCTACTGCTTGTGATACGCATACCAGTCATGAACGCCCGTAAATCAATCCGAACATCATTAAATGCTGCTCCTTTTCTATGAGTTACATAAGCATAATCGATAAGGTCTTTACATTCCATGATTAGGTCTGGTCCGCCTAAAATAAAAACATTTTTATTAGGATATAAAAGTTGTATATTTTTTATTTGTGTTTTGATATCACCAGTTATTCTTCTAACTGTGTTATATCCAGTTATAGGCTTGCTGCTAATTACATAGTTGATCCGGTCGGGCAAAGGTTTCTTGAACTTAGGATCATCCCAGGTGCGGCGACCCATTACTACTATTTGATGTAAAGTGTGTTCACGAAACCAAGCCATATCTTCGGAATTCATTGGCCACGGTAATGTTCCACGGTTACCAAATGTGCCCGCTTGGTCCGTGGCGAATATTGTACAAATCATAAATTTTTTAAAAGTTCGTCAGTGGCTGGCTGCACAACTTTCTGGACTGCTGTGACACTAATGTAAAAATCTATATCATTAATAATGTAGTCTAATGCTGTTAATTTAGTTTTCAACATTTTTTCCAGCACATCAGGATCGTTGCCTTCATCTAAAAGTTCTTTTATATTGATGTTTACGATAGTGCCATCGGTTAAATTAACAGATACACTTTCTAGTAGAGTAATGGGAATCTCTTTCTTTTCTACACTTTTTAAAATAGATTCCCATTGTGATTTTGAATTTAGATTAAGCCGCTTGCTTTTTTGTTTTTTTGGTTTCTGTTCCGACATTATCTACCTTTGGACTTAGACTTTGTGCTTCTGATTTTAATCTTTCTGCTTCGGCTAGCAATTGCTTGGCACTGGCTTCCATCTTCTGTGCCTGTTCTAGTCGTTGAGCAGCTAAGTCCGAATCAGTAAGCATGCCTGCCAACATATCGGCTGCACTGGTATTACCTTGTGCTTCTCTTGTGCGTCGTTCGCCAATTTCTTGAATTTCGGCCCGTCGCGGAGGAGTGTTGTTTTTCTTTCCAGTCATACCACGATTTGAATCAAGCTCCTGTAAGCGTTTCATTGCCTCTTCGCCTTTAAGCATTTCATCCATGATGTCATTGAGTTCATCTAAGCGGACGCTAGAGGTTGTGGTTGGAGTGACCAATACTTGATTAGTTGGTACTTTTTTAAGTAAACCGTTTTGATGTAAACTATGTAAGCAATTGTTTCCATCAGCCATGATTGTTCTAAAAAGAACGTCACTGATCTCTTTGGCTTCCTGGCCTTGAGGACTTTCTACAGCTCGCATTATTTCATCATGAATTAGTCTTGGTAGTAAATCACTGTATACTACAAGTGCCATATGTTCTAGTTCTGGAATTTTTCTAAAAACGATGACACATCTCTTGTCGTTATGTTTGCCGACATGTTTTAACATAAAGTTTTCTCCTTGATTTTATACAGGCTGATCTGCGGGCTGTTCAGCGGGTGCCTGTTTATTTATGGCGCCGCTTGCTTCTAAAAATTTGAATAATCTGTCATAAACAGAACCAACAGAACTTAACTCGTCTGCTTTAATAGCGCCGCGTTCGGTTGCTGCTCTGATAAGATTTAGAAGCAAAACCAAATCGGATAATGACAGACTTGGTTGTTCTACTGGTTGTGATTCTTGGTCCATTGTTTCTCCATTAAAGTTGCATATATTTAATGGACTTACAAACCGGAAAAAATTTTTTAATTATAAGTGTGGTAGTAGGACTGTTGGATTTGATCCAAACAAAGAGAAAACATGCTGGCCTCACCAGGTATTTCAAATGCAGCACAAGCACCCATTGCTGTAGTACCAGATTCGGTCAAGTAATAATGATCGCCTAGCCAGAAACGGCCCTCAAAATTTTCCCAGATCCAATCAGCTATTTGTTTATAAGAATTTCTAAGTTCAAATGTTACTTTAACAAAATGAGGAGGGCAATGGGCTAATTCTCTGAGCCCATGCACCGTTAATGGATTTGCTTCGCCGTTACGTAACATTTTTATTTGCTTTAGTTTCGTCTGTAACTACAAGGATCTTTTGTTCGTCAGCACTAATACTAGAGTCTGGGCGAACAATACGATTCTTCAAAAATTCGTTGGATTGTTCGATCCATGTGCTTAAGATTTCACGTTGTCCAGTTACTTCTACAATCTCAGCTGCGCGAGTAATATCTTCTAGTGCGTCTTCGGTTAGCAGTAGACGCTCTTGCAATTCATAGATTAATTTTTTAACTTTTTTACTGGCTTTAATTTCTTGAAAATTAATTGGTTCCATTTTTGTTCCTTAATTTATTTCGTTCTTCCAATTGAATCCTACATAGTATTCTAGTAGAGTCTCCATTGCATTACGATAACGATAGTTATGTTCTAAATCTTCTTTTTTGTACTTTGGTAGTTCTGCGGCAGACTCTAAGTTTTCAATGTCTGAGCAAAGCATTTTGTAATCCTGTAAAAGAATACTTTTAACAATGCCATCTACTGCTTCACTGTTTAATTCAATTTTCATTTGGTCCCTCATCGTATTAACGACCTCTAGCTGCCTCTTCGTAGTGCGCCCAAATGCCCCACGGTGGTTCGCATCCAGGATTGCCTTTAATAATCCATACTGTTTCGCAGTAGTTCTCATCGCCCCACGAATCAAACGGCATACCGTCAGTAAACATAACAAACTTCTTGGGTTCAATTGCATTCTCTTTCATGAACTCCCAGTTTACTTCAAAATCTGTGCCTCCACCGCCCATAGGTTCGTAGTTCATGATATCATCAATGTTGTCGCTCGTAAAAGTCTGTACATTGTAGACTTCGGTATCAAAGCACCAAAGTGTAATTTTGTACTCGTCAAACGATTCCATTATGCCTTTGATCTCGCCCAAGAACGCTTTGCTATCTTCTTCGCTAATGGATCCAGACTGGTCCATTGCAATACAGATATCAATCATCTCGCCAGGTTTTAAACCGGGTAGAATAGCATCAATGTGCCAACCTCTACGGTTAGGACGATTGAATGTATAGTCATTTTTGATTACGCTTGTGATCTGTTGTTGCAGCAATTCCTTCCAACCAATAACTGGTGCGGTTATGTCTTTGAGTAATCGCTTGACACCTGCAGGCAAGTTGCCAGCACCTGCACTTTGAGCCGCTGCAATTACGGCGCCCTTTATCTCATCACGGATAGCCTGTGCTTCTTCTTTACTTAGTTTTGGACGACCCTTGCCATCTTTGTCGTCGCCGTCGCCATCGCCGTCATCTTCCAAGTGATCATCAAGAACCATTTGTTCAAGTTGGTCCATGTTAATTTTATCTGCATTCTCATACAGATAGTCGTAGACCTCTTCGTAACTTTGACCTTTAAACTTTGCGTCATACAAGATGGGAACTACTGAAATCTTCTCGCCAATACGTTGTTCAACAAGATCTTGGTTAACACAATAATCCGCTGCAATATTACTTAGACGCGGCATACGGTCTCCGCGACGACCCATGTGATCATAAACCGCATGTAGGATTTCGTGTCCAACTAAAAATTCTAGTTGTTTTAGCGGCATTTTATTTACAAACTCACTATTATAGTAGAACTTGCGTCCGTCTGTAGCCGCAGTAGAACACCACTCGTCCGCATTAGTTAGCGTCATACGAGTAGCTAACTGTCCAAAGAACGGAGCCTTTAGTAGCAAGCCAATACGAGCTGTAGTAAGTTTTTCGCGAGCCGCAGCATCTGTGCGCGGATCTGTTACGGTTACTACTTTTGCTTTGTCAATTACGGTTGAATCTGCCATTGCAACTCCTTATTGTGTAATACATTATAGCGTATAATGGATTTATAGTCAACGCCATCGTAAAGTAGTGTGGCTAAGCACTTCATCGTTTCTTATGTATATATACATGTTATTTGGATAATCTCTATCTATATGCCACGACCAAGGAGGATCAAACGGTTCATATCCTTTACAAGATACTGCTATTGATTCGTATTGATCTCTTTCTGCGCTTAATCCGTATTGCTCAATCATCCAAGCTCTTAGAGTGTGGAAATTTTTATAATGTGTTCTGGCTAAATTAAAGTCATTTTGAATTCGTAGCCGATATCGCCACAAGTAATGACCAGTGTGTCTACGATCTAATCGTTCTACAAAATATTGCATAATAAAAAAGGGGTCTTACGGACTAGGTCCTGCCCCTGCCTCACACGCGATGAAACTTATTTAGACGAACCAGCAGCCGCTAGCACATACTTACCAAAACGCTGATGGAACTCATCAAAGCTTGGCATCTTACCCGGAACCATTGGCAGGTTGTAGGTAGTAAGTGCAACTCGCGCACCCATAACAGTAACTTCGGTTGTAAAGTTATCCATCATGAACCGCAAGAAGTTGTCGGCCATTTTATGAAACTCAGTAATCTTGTCTTTGTTCTTTGTGTGAAAGTCTTGCAACTCATAACACATTGAAGTCGTAAGCGAATACATAGCCGACACTTCTTTAGTCTTTAGTTCTTTTACTTTGCCTGACAGAATGTCTTCGGGCTTGGGCAAGTTAGCCGCATGTTTACGATGGGCCATAAACTTAACCGCAGTGCCTTCGCCCACGCAGCCTGCAATAAGGTCCGTTAGTTCTGGAGCACTGACACCTTCGTCGTGGCAGAATTCACTTGCAAAGGTCCAAGTACGTGGTGTAGCGAACGAACGACTATTGCTACGCGGATCAAAGTCAAACATATCCGACTTGGCAAAGCTCAAGTAACCTACAACATCCGGATGGATCTTGTTCTTTACAGCCCAATTCTGCCAAGACTCAAAGTCTGGACGAACCTCCAAATGAACAAAACGATTGGCCAGCGGACTAGGCATACGATATGTAACACCCTTGTCGCTATCACGGTTACCCGCAGCCACCATTACTACATTGTTGGGCAAGTGATACTTGCCGATGCGACGGTTCAGAATCAACTGATATGCTGCGGCTTGCACAGCCGGCGCAGCCGAATTCATCTCGTCCAACAGCAATACTACAATAGGATATTGTGCTGCAAGTTCTTCGTCAGGCAATTCAATGGGCGGTGCCCAATCCATCTTGCCGTTATCTTTATTAAAGAACGGAATGCCGCGAATGTCAGTGGGTTCCATTTGACTTAGGCGCAAGTCAATCATGTAGCCACCAAGCTCGTTCGTAATGTCAGCAACCACTTCACTCTTGCCAACACCTGGTGGTCCCCAAAGGAACATAGGTCGTTTGTGTTTGAACGACCGAAGAATACGACTACGAGCCTCATCGGGCGTAACCGTACGAGTTTCTGTAACAGCCATTAAGTTTCTCCCTTATCAACGTGTGAAACATTATTATAGTATAAAACAGAATAAGCGTCTGTCGTTTTTACACAACAGACGCTCATGTTGTTACGCCTTACTCGCTTCACGCTTCTCTGCCACCTTAGCATCACACTTGGCGAAGAACGCTTTAACCTTAGCAGCATCGCGCTTGTATTGTGCAAAACTAATAACAGGCATGCCGTTAGCCTTGCGCTCAACCATAGCCTCGGCATAAGACTCACGAGCCACCTCGTCACCGCCAGTAGTTTTTACTTTAGGCAGTTTAGCAGCCTTAACCTTAACTGTAGCAGGCTTTGTAGCCTTAGCAGCACGAGCCGCCTTAGTAGCAGTCATGCCTTGTCCATTAAGCCAATCTACTGCTTCTTCTTTACCCATTGCAAACGGCAGCTGAATCATGTTAATGTCAGTGCAACCAAAACGCTCAAGTGCCTTGGCACGGTTAGCGTCGTTAGCAAATTTGTAAACAGTAGCACCGTTCTCAGTGCAAGTACCCGCAAAAGTAAAAGTCTTAGACATATACTCTCCTAAAAGTTACAGTTAAAATTAACTATCCAACAGACATAGTATAGCAAAATGGGTCTTTATGTGCAACCGTTACTTTTTAGCAACACAAACGTATTCTTGCTGATATTGCAACTGTGTATCTATTGCACGATTTATAACATCAATTTGCGGTTGCGAATATTGCAAGTTTGGCACAAAAGATTGTGTTACAAAAATTGCACGAATTGCATTTTTGCAACTGTTAATAGAATCATAACTACCCAACATTGTGGGAGTTGCATTTAATGCAACATACAATAAAATAAATTTCATTTGTGCTTCTTCTTTGAGTTGCGTTTTTGTAAAGTTTGCATGGTTGTTGGATTAACAACTTTTGTTGCATTTTTGAGCCGGTGAAACCAATCAGTTGCTTTTTTAAACTCAAAATTTGGATGACGATACATATAGTCTATTTTGCGCTCTAAAACTTGCAAAACTTCTAACAAGTCCATTTTTGTTGCAAAATCGCTATCCATTAGTATTTTGTTAATATCATGCTTGTCTAGCATGTATTCTACCCATTTGTCTGTTGCTTTGATTTTGTAGTAGGGTATTATTGCTTTATTGCTATTGCTGGTTGCATATTTTGCAATATATGTACGAGCTTGCATAAAGCCTCCATGTAACGAAGACTATACATTATATGCAAAACGCGAATTATGCGCAACGGTTGTTAAAGTTGCAACGTGTCTAAGTATTGCTGTAGGTTATCCGCATGTAACTTTAGCATTACGGTTTCTTCTTCGCCTAATAGTAACAAATAATCCATTTTTTGTATATAGTAGGGGCAAGTCATTAACCGTCCAAGTTGTATAAGTGTGCGGCTTTTAAGTGGCTCAGGTAGTAAGCACTCATACACAGGTATCTTTGTAAATTTTTTAATGAATGCTATGCCAACTTTTGAAAGGCGTAAAACTGATGGATTGGTGTGATTCCACCACCAAAGTTTTCTCACTGAAGGATAAATTGAAGGATCTTGCTCTGCTGCTTGAAGAATACTTTTTGTGTAGTATTCTTGATTATGGGTAGATTTGGTCACCTTGTTTCATTAGGACCACGGTGAATTTGTCAGTTTTGAAAAGTGTGTTAAGTTTTTTGCAAAGATTAATAGCATGCCCAGAATTGCTAAAGCTGACTTTTTTGTATTTTGGGCCAGGATATGCCACCAACATGTTTGAGCTTTTTAGGTTGATGGGTTTATTGTCGTAGAAAACTGCCCAAATTCCTTCGCTGCTCAGAACTTGATCACTCTTATAGTTAGATTTATTAACATGTTCTAACATTACTGTAGGTTTAGGTCTTGACATACTTTATTTCCTTGACTATGTATTTATGCTAAAATATGGGCAGTTTACGTTAAAATCCACCGCCGTCAAGGCTTATATTAGTGGGTTGTTCTGGCTGGCGCACTGTTTGCAGTTCTGCTAAATTTGCCAACAAATTAAATATATCCGCATGTAAATTTCTAGCTTCTTCTGCAGATAACTGTAGCTGTTTGCTACCAGTCTGGTTCATTACCTTTACCCGATCATTAAAGTTTTTAATAGCAATACTAATCTTCTGCATAATTATCTTTCATTTCTTCTTTAGTTTTAAACGGCCCAAGAAAGTCATATCTACTTAATGTAATATTTTTTGGACAGTAATGTTCAGACCAGACATTGTTTAACTTTATTAGATAATACCCGGCGCAAAATAAACTTTTACTTTTAGGCGTTTTGCTATAGATAGGCAAACGTCTTTGTACATCCCAAACATCATTAAATGATTTTCCACTTATAGGATAACCGTAAACAGTTTTGGTATTTTCTTTTTTTGTTTTTTCTGCTGTACTAAATTTTATGTTATATTTTTGTTTTAGGATTTTTACACTTGGAAAAAATTCTCTACGTTCATCATGCACGTAGACAAAGCCACCATCTTCTCGCGCCTGTATGGTAGCAATCTTTTGGCCGTGGTCTTCAACGACCCAAAATTTATTTTTAATTACTGGTTTAGCTACACGTTCAGTCATGTTTTTGCCAGTGTGTGATGTGTAACAATTTTTCCAAGTTCTTGTCCAAGATCTTGTGTATCGCCAATTACATACATATCATCATCATTGCCGTATCCCTGTGACACTTTGACCACATATCCTCCGTGAGCAGTGTGTACATCAAACGATATTTTTTTATTAGGTAATTTTTTGTTGTCTATTGCATATCCGCCTAGATCAATCTGCGATATTTGTGCAGCGGTAATAGGTGCCATTTGTCCTGCCATTGTGTAATTACTCATAGTTTCATTTGCTCCAACATAATTGCCTGTGCCACTTGCTTGGCAAAATCTTCGTCGTCGTGAATCATGTATAGTGTTCCTTCGTGACGATCAGTTTTGGAATTGTATGTACGAGATTCAAGAATATGACCGCCCACTGCTGTATATAAACAAAAGTTCATACCGTTTTGTGATGGCGACGATCTATCTCGTTCTACTACCTCGGGTCGCGACGATAGAATATCTTCCTCATTTAACCAACGCCGTAATTTTCTTCGTAACCAGTTCATTGTTTTTCTTCCTCCATACATAAAACTCTCATTATTTCAAACTTGTCATTTAAATCTTTTAATCCAGGATGTTGCGCCATTAAATTTTTTAGTTGTTTTTCTTCCTGCATTTTATTGTATGCCCAAGTCAATGTTTCTTTGGCATTGGTACTTAGATCAATACTGGCATTGGTATCAATGCCGAACCATGCTAGACCGTTATAAACTTCTATATTATTAGTATTGCTGTTGTATCTCAATAAACCGGCGCTTTGTGCGCCCGGGCTAATAGGAGGCACCCCATGGTAACTCTGTTGTACTTGAATCCACTGTGCATCAGAATTTATTTGTTTTATCATATATATTCGGTTGTCAAAAAGGTAACAGTAAACCCAATGATTAGATAAATCATTGCGTGTAAGAATTGATCTAGGCCAATCCATAACCAAAAAGCATTTGAATCCACACTCAAACGCACAGTGGCTCTGCGATGCATATAATCAAAAATATAGTGCATAACACTGTCAAACATAGCAATTATTATGCAGGCTTGGATATTTAAAAAATGCATTAAGATTACATAAGTCAAAACACCATGCAATCCTGCGTGTTGAAGGCCGCCCAGTCTACCAAGGTGACCTTTGTCTTTGATCATACGATCACTTTGCCAACAGAAGTCTGCTAGAAAGTGTTTAAAAAACAACAAGGCCAATATTAGCCAAGTGATCATCCCGGATACTCCGCACCTAAAAATTCACTAAAACTTGAACTTTGTTCGCTTAACTTGTTCAACTCATATTTGCCACAGAACTTGAGAAACTGTGCGCCTACCATAGGCCTACTTTTCTTTACTGCGCCTGCCGCAATAGTTTCTGCAATCTTTGTTTTAATCTCTGGTGGTTGTGCAGTTAAATCCACTAACACTCTATTGCGTTCATAGTCATCTAATACTCGATGCTCTACACCGTTATGATCTGTCCATCTCTGAAGCATAAGGTTATTCCAAGCATATCCTTTTTTATGTTTGTCAGCAAAAGCTTCAGTGAGACCAATTTTGTTTTTGCTGCCCTTGGTTCTAACACCCGGATATGCGGAAAAAATATTATCTGTTGGATCTCCGCGCATACACTTCTCAAACAGGATCCATTGCGGATCAGGTATGACTTTGGGTTCTTTGGTTTTCTTATCAATGACCAGTTTGCCT